GATCCGTTCTTTTCTAATACAGTGTCTTTTACGTGACCTACTAGAATCACACGCTTTGCCCACGTTTTGATATAGTCAATCACTTTTGTAAAAGCTTCTCTTAACCAAGGGTAACCTGCACCATTAGGCATGTTAAGTATAGTTCCATACTTAGGTTTGCCATCTGTGTACCAGTTCTTACCCATAGAAGACTTAGAATACATTTCTTCCGCCATCGGAATACACATTTCTTCTAAAGCAGTAATAGTATCAACAGCTACATAATCATAAGGATAGTTTGCTTCCTTAATAGCATTACCAATCTTTTTAATATCTGCTATGCTAGACGCTTTCAGTTTCATAGCAGCAACATAGTCACTACCGTTTTCAAGATCTAGAATCAGACAATTATCAAGATTAGCTAGCAAAGTAGTTTTGCCAACTTTAGGTTTGCTGAAAATAATTAAGTTCTTAGGACTCTTAGATTCAGCACCTACTTTTTTTGTAGGTAATACGATTTGCTCTTCTTTTTCTTCTTGTGTACTCATTTTTCTGTAATTAATTTGTTTAACCAAGGTTTATGACTGATAGGTTTACCCAGCATTATAGTAGCAAAGTCACGTACAGTCATTTGACTTATCGGACAGTCATCTACAAAGTCTATAAGTGACTTAAACGGATCAGCTTCATCTTCTTCTTGTTTTTTAGGAAGATTTACTTTCGTTAATTCACTTACAGGTACTAGATATCTAGCTGTAGATAAATCATTTACTTGAGTAGGTTCATACTCTTCTCTCCAATGAGGATTGTATTTAAGTACCCATAGTGTTCTGTTACTATCTTCTGGATTATAATCTCTGTTAATAAACTCGGTATAGATATCATCACCCTTACCTAATTCACTAGGAAAGAAACTTACATATAACTCGTCTTTGTCGGCGGGTCTGTAAGCAATCTTAGGATAAAAGTAAGACTGAGGTTTACCTATTTCTTCAAACAATGGCTGATGTTTTTCTCTAAGCTCTGCTACTCTGTCTTTGGTTGATTTTTCTTGTGTTTTAATCATTTTCTAAGTTATTTCATTCTTCTTTCTTGTTGGGCGGGAGTTTCCATTTCTATTACCCGCATCTTTTCAAATTCAGCTTTGAAAAAACTCATGCGATTATCACCGTTCCTGCATTTTAGAAAATGCATCACAAGAACTTTGTCATTTTCTATCACATATCTGTCCGGTCCATAGAATCTAATCTTCTGTTTACCGGGTCTATTCAAACCTATAAGAGTGTCAGCGTGCTGTAATAATGCATCTGAACCAAATATGTCTGATTCTAATATGTAATTGCCGTATTTACCGTCCTCATTTCTTTCAGGAGTGTCTATATTACGGTTCAATTGACTGAGAATAATAAACGCTATGGGATATTTTCTCTTAAGTTCTGTAATCGCTTCACCAAGATTATAGAGTGTGTCATACTTATCCTTCTCGAAAGGAGCTTTCTTTAACAGTAATGAGTGGTCAAGGGTAACAATACACTTCTTATAGACAGTGCCTTCATCGGTATCGATGATATGCTTTTTCATATACAAAGTGATTTGTTCTTTAAACTCATTAACTGTTATAGGATCCTCTACGATATCTATAGGATAACCTACTCTTTGTTTGGCGTACTCATAACATTTAGCAAGATCTTCATCTGATAGCTTGCCATCTGCACTACACAAGTATTTATAGGATCTACCTAAAACACTTGAGTACTCTCTGATAGCGCTTGTTCTACCAAGCATCTCAAATTGAAATTCTAATACTCTAAAATCTTCGTCCGGATTTTTTGTAAATGCTTCTCTAATAATTTGATCTTTAATTAGAGTTTTACCTGCACCGGGACGTCCACCTATAACCGTAAGAGAATTCCATTCTATACCATCTGTAGTTGCATCATTAAACTTTGACCAGGGTGTTTTAATACTTTTGATTTTACCTTCCATTCTACCTCTCATGTATTCGAGGGATTGGCGGAAAGATTGTTTCTGGCTTTTCCAGAGTTCCTGTGTCTGCATGTTTAGTGAAAGATGCTATTGGTTATAGCGTAAAATTACATAGAATACTGATCTATACTACCTTATCTGAAAAATGGTTATCATCATTATCGTAGTCGTTATTAACAACTGCGGAACAATAATCTGCAAGTTCTGATATTCTAGATTTATCAGTATTTGTCTTGCTGATGAAGTATTGAGAAGTCTTCATATACATGAAGTTTTTCTTCTCATACTCATCAACGTAAAGTGCTGTTGCACGCATAATTACATCCCAGTCATAGCTATAGGTTGTCATAAACCATTCTAGGTTAGCTCTGATATTCTTTTTATCAGATCTAGCTAGCTTTCCGCTAGGTAGTTTACCCTTAGGAAATAACTGTAAATACTCATCAATGCTTGCGTCAGTAAGTGTAAACGATGGTAGTTTCTTTTTGGTGTTTTTACTTACAGGTATTTTAGATGCTAGCTCTACACCCTTCTGGGTGATTTTTAAATAATCATCTATATACCCTTGCAGTCTGAGAGATCTTGACTCTGTATATATATTTATATACAAGGGGTTCTCTCCGACATAAACACACCACAAAAAATACAGACCATTAGGAGTTAACTGGCTCTCCCTCATTAATTGTGGCAGGAAGTTCATTATCAACAGTTTTGTTTTTTAGGAAGTTGTTGAAGTTTTCTACGAACTCTGCATACAATTTTGTAAACATTTCGTTTTTGACCAACAGGTGGTCATAAGCTCTTTGTTTAGACCAAATGATTGTAGCGTGAGTTACATTAAGTGCTCTACCAATTTTTGAATAACCATACCCAGCTTCTACTGCAATATATGCAGCTATCTGACGTGGGTATGCATTCTCACGGGAACGAGACTTAGATGTAAACCCTGAATACTGTGCCTGACCAAACTCCTTGAGCTGATCGAGCGTAAAAGAATGTTCTACTCTTACCATACGATTGTAGGTTTTGATTGTTTTTGTAAGTAATTGTTTATTTTATTGAACATATCGTTGCAATCCCAGGTAGTACCTGCATATGCAGCGGATGCTGGGTGCGAAGTTACAATTTTATAGTTAGAATCAGGTACTAAATCCATAAATTCTTGTGCCTTTTTTCCCATAAAAATGTAAACAAGTGAGTCACCTGACCACACCAGACTATCTAAGATATTAACAATAAAACTACGCCATAAAATCTGGTGAGTACCAGGTTTACCTATGGTCGTAGTAAGAGCTGTGTTTAATAACAACACACCTTGCTGTGCCCAGCGAAACAGATCATTAGACTGTTCTGATGCTAGGTCTGTATCAGGTACTGTATCTACAATACACTGCTTTATGAACTGAAGGGATACTTCAGCTCTGTCTTTCCTACTACAGGAAAACGCTAATCCGTCAGCAACATCTGCTTGCGGATATGGATCTTGCCCTATAATTACAACCTTTACTCTATCAAAGGGACATAATTCTAAAGCCTTGAAAACATATTTTAGTGGAGGAGTAAACCGTTTACCGTCTTGTGCTTCTCTAAGAAGTATTTCTAGTACACGGTCAAATTCTTCACCCTGCAAATATGTTTTAAGTTTGTTTGCCCACCCTGATTCTTTCAGGGAGTCACATAGTTTTTCTTTAACCTCTTGTAAGTTAACTGAACCTATCATAATTTTGTTTAAATAATTTTAGTTATGTCTGAAGAAAGTTTAAATGCTGCTGAAGAAAGTTCAAAAGAAAAACAAACTGTTTTTGATATTGAAATCATTCCCCCTGAGGCAATGATAAAAACTCAAATTAGCGGATTGTTTTATGCTCGTTTTAATCAGTATTTAATAAACTATTACAAACTTCCTGGTGATGTAAATCCTGAGGAATTTGTAAAAAGAGCTATGAATCCTGATACTCCAGATAAAACTGAAGACGAGTTTCACTATGAAACTTTAATGGGATTCTTAGTAGGTCTAGAGCAGGAAGCACGGGAACAAAAATTAACTAAAATAGTAAAGTACGATACTAAAACTAATTCAGTTATTCCAGAGGAAACCCAACCTGATCCCCAAGCTTCATCAGACAATCAATCGCCTGACTCAACTCCTCCTTCGAACAATCAGCAAACGACTTAAAAGTACCGTTTTCGTCATATAGATTAGCTTTATGCTTAACTATATCTTTTACTTCGTCTACGCTGTAACCTAGATATTTAGATATCTCTCTAATGCATGCTTGCAGTTTACTTATCTGCGCATAGCTGCCTGAGGAGAAATCTTCATAGGTTACTTTTACAATAGCACCTTCTTCTATGTTATCTACATAATGTTTCAGTATAATTTTGTCTTGTACACTTTTGGGGACAAGAGATCCTTCTTCCTTTTTCAGGAAGATACTT